CCACTAGCTCTTGCTTTTCTATGCCCCTCCTTGTTATACATTGTCACACACAATTGTTTTCATTTATCTTTGCCCCACTAAATAAAAGTAAAAATAATGAAGCGAACAAGAAAAGTGATGATCACTAAAACTACCACCCATGCAAATATTAGCTTTAAGATGTTCATTAAATCATTTCTAAAAGTTGTGCATGTTCAACTGGCACATGAAAAAACTTTTCACCACTTCGTATGTATCTATTACTTGCCTCCTTTACTGTAGCTATATTTTTAAGAGTGTCAGCACTTATAGCCCAAGCTTGCTTACAGTCAGACCTAAGAATATAAAAAGTCAAGTTCTCTTCGGATAAGAGTCTATTCTTTCGGTACGGAATACGGATTTCATCCCAACTATCCGGCCAATCTCCCTTCCAAGAAAACTTAATTTCTACTTCAGTGTTATGCTTAATACCATTCTTCTCTGTTACAATATCACAGCTATACTTCTCTGTAGTGTCAGTAATGTTGTGTCCTTGTTTAGATAGCCAAGATGATATTACATCCTTTCCTAGTGTATCTGCTTTTATGTACAAACTTCTATCAAAAGCCTTACGTGCGCCTTTATCTGTCATATAAATACCCTTTCTATAAAAAGCAAGAAGATACTCTCACATAGATACATAATTAACCATAGGCTTACTTTTTGCTTTACTAACTTTGGAAGCTTCTTCTGTTAACCTGTCACCCCAACAAGTGTGCCTAAAATTACAAAACTTACACTCTGTGCTCAACACATATCGCCCTGTCTCCTTTCCATAAAAGGTTTCCTTCACTGGTTCAAAACATCTATTAAACTCATTACTAGCCACTGCCTCTACAGTCTTTTCTAGATTCTTCATTACAGCATCTGGATCACTTGTATATTTAATGTACTTAAATTCACCAGAGGAATGATTTACAACCCACCAACCTCCCGGCTCTACTCCCTTTCCTTTTGCATACACGGTTAATTGTCCTATGTACCCAAATGGGTCACTTTTCTCTATAGTTTCTCCATCTACCCACTTATTCTTGTAGCTCCAAGGACTTGTCGATTTAATATCATCCACTTTGTTATCTAATACTAAATCATATTCTCCTTGAATTTTTGTTCCAGCTATCTCTGTTTCTGTTCTTTCTGGTTCTTCAAACGTAGCACCAGATTCTTTTAGAAGACCCTTGAACACAGCCTCTGTAATATCTCCAATCATCATTCTCACTAAAAAATGGGAGGAGGGTGGAATAGCAGCCTCTGGTTTGTTCTTCTGAAACCAAAGTTGGCAAGATGCTCTACCTACATTGCTTGCCCGTAAGCGAAAATCTTTTCTAGATTCTCTGGTTTTAAATTGCTTACGCACTGCTTGTTCCACATGCTTGACTATGCCCTGTATATTTTCCTCAGACATTGTGGTTAGTCCCTGACGAGCATCGTCAAGGTATGAATGAACGAGAAGTTCTGCAGGGTGTTCCATATACTAGCCCTCTTCTACAGTAATGAAGCCATCAATAACGTCTACTTCTTCATCTGACAAAGGATTGGTATTAGCATTTTGCTCGTATGCTTCTTTAATATACTTATTATATTTGTTAACCCATGCTTGAAATTTCATAAGAGTTTCATTGTCTTCTGGTTCAAGCTTAACTTCTTTGGTTAACTCAACATTATAAACAGGCTGATATAACATGTTACCATTTGCCATAGGAGAACCCTCAGTGGACAGTGCAATGGTATGTTGAGGAAACAGCCTACCTGCATCACGATACTTGGCTAATGCTTCTCCCATTATTTTAAATGCAGTATTGTTTTCTATTTCCCATAACACAGGTACGGCAGTGCCATCAGTTGAAACAGGCTCTCCTGCATCATTAGTGGCTTCACCATCTTCCAAAGTAACTGTACCAAAAATTGTTCTAACTCGTTTAACTGAAGTTATAAGGTTTCTGGTTGCTTCTGGTACAGACTTCCAATCCTCTATGAATCCAGATGGCCGACCACAATTAAATCCACCTGACTCATCTATTAAATCTGACGAGTTAAACGCCTTATAATCATGAGTAAATGCAGACTTAATATACTTTCCCTTTCGACCATTTTTATCTGGAGTTTGGTATGGCAACCAACGGTTATACCGAAAGCGTTGTAAAAAAGGACGAAATTTTATGCTTTCGGAATAGGTATATTGTCCTGTGCCATCATCAAACCTAAATGCACCACCGGGAACTACTTCCATTTGACGTTTCTTACCGCCTTTGTCAATTGTTCCCATGACAGGTCGGTTCCAAATGCGAAGCCGACACAAATTGTCTGCAGCCTTAGATGGCCTGTTAGCTGTCTCTTCAATACCCATTATTGAAGCAATCATATCGTAGTTAGTATTATCCATATTGACTAGTTCTGTTTCCATTTAATGCTTTCCTTTCTATAAAAAGATTGACCCATTATACCTGTTTCAATGGCATTGTCAAGCGTATTCTTCTAGCTCCATCCAATTTTCTCCTATTTTACATTCCATGATCAAGGGAACGTCAAAGTCTACGCCCAGTTTTGTAAGAAAGTTATTTCTAATGTTATTTTCTACTTCAAATATGCATTGCTTTACCTCATTTTCTTCATTTGGATATGTGTCTATAACAATGCTGTCATGCACACTGTTTACAATCATGCTTTTTAATTGCTTTTGTCTCATTTTTTCTTCTACCATGATAAGTGTCATTTGCACTACGTCTGTAGATATGGATTGCACAGGATAGTTTTTGACAGCCGTGAAATAAGTTATTGTTCCTCCCTGCCTACGCTCTGCATTTGGAAAGGAAAACTGCCTACCTGTAGGTGTAGTCACCATTCCTGTAGACATAACTTCATTAGCCAGCTTTGTGTGCCATTTAGATATGCCATAGTATTTATCTGTGAACTGTTGGTAGTATGCTGCCTCTGCATTCGTCCTACCAAATCCAGTAGCACCAAAGAGAGGTGCGAAAGTGTGTGCCTTGGCTTCTTGCCTAGTTGTAGGTTGACCAGACTTGGTAATAACGTCTGCTGTGTAGCTGTGTACGTCAAACCCTGTGTTTATCTCTTCTCTGGCAACTTGATCCTCTCCTAGAAAGGCTGCTGCTCTAAACTCAAGTTGAGCAAAGTCAGCCTCTACTATTTTACCTTCGGGCCAGCGTGAACGAAAAACTCTTTTAATAGGAAAGGTATTGCCACGAGGCATGTTCTGTAGATTGGGAGAATCTGAAGCCAAACGACCAGTTGTAGTTCTGTGCTGCACTAGCCTTACATGTAGTTTATGATCAGACTTCATGAAAGTATTAATACCGTCCACAAAAGATGACAGGTATGTATCTAAAGCAGACAGCCTTCGTACCTTATACAGAAAACTCTCTGCTTCGGGTAGGTTTCTACGCTTTGCTGCTTCCTCCAACATCTCTATGTTAAGCTTGCTGGTACTAAATCCATGATTAGCTACCCAAGATGCAGAAGGAGCAGTAAATTTAAGTCCTGCAATCTTTTTGCTTGGAATGTACAATATTCCCGCCTTGTTGCATTCCTTACAAATTCTACGTGCCTTACCAAGTGTGCCATCCTTTTTAAGGACTATGTTATATCCTCTACCAAAGCACTTCTTACATTGTATCGCTGTGGTTCTGTACACATACTCTGCATTTTCTTTCACAGCTACATCAAAGGCAGCTTTCTTCATGTACTTGGTAAAATTATTGGCCCATGTAGGTTTGTCTGTAGGCTTACGACTATAGATGACCATACTCAACTGCTCTGGAGAGGCAAGATTGATTGGAGTATCCCCCATAAGTTCATGAACTTGCTTGTTTAAAGAGTCTTGTATTTCTTTCTGTTCTGTTTCAAATTCTCTCTTAACATTCTGTAGTGCATCTACATTAACTGAAAACCCTCTGTAATATATTTTAGACAACAAGACACACAAATCATTTGTTAATGTAATTACATTTTGAAGTGGAGCATAGTCCTGTGTGAACATCTTTGTTCGTAGACAATTTGCCAGTTCTTGCGTAGCTCGTACATCAACTTTACAATACTTTTCTAACTCATCTCCATCTATTTCATCTACAGATAGCCCTTTCTTGAAACTTTCGGTAAGAGTATCAAGCTTCTGGTTCTCAAGTTCATACCTCTCTGCCACTGCCTGTAGTGACAAAGGCTGTTTGATTGCCCTTTGAAAAAGGTATTCAACTAACATGGTATCAAAGACAGGTCCATCGTAGGTAAAGCCTGTTTCCCACAGCCACACCAACTCATGCTGTGCATTATGACATACCAACACCGTAGCCTGATCTAGCTGTGCCTGTAAAAGTTCTTTAGCATTGTCAGTACTATGTGTAGAGTGGCTAAACCAAAAAGAGGATTCCTCACCATTGTCTGTTCTTGTACACACCAAGACAAGCTTGTTTCCTTCTGTAAATGGATCAAGAAGAATCTTGCCAGATGGTAGTTTAGAAACAGTATTCTCTACGTCTATAGTTAATTTCATGTCACATTCCTATGCACTGTATGTGGCTGTTTCTGGATCAAGCATTGTTATAACACGACCATGTTTTCCTGTCAACTTATTTTTTAGAACTAACCAATGCCTCTCAGGACTTTCTTCCTCTTGTTGTCCTTCTACCATAGGAGTTTTAGTTATGCAAAACAGTACGTCTGCTTCACTTGCTTTGCCTGTACGACTGCCCTCCAACATACTCATGTTCACAAACACCTTGCCCTCTGCTTCAGCAGATAGTTGAGACATGGCAAACAAAACACAGTTATACTGCTTGGCTATGATTCTAAAGCGAATGTACGTAGCCTTGAGTTGTTCATGGTGAGCAGTGTACCTACCTTCTGGATTAAACTTGTCTGCCATGTCAGCAATCACAATGTCTGGTTCATATGCCTTGACTGCTCGTTCTACACGATCCAAGTCCCACCCTGTGGCGTCAGTGATTTTGAGGTTGTCCTTGATGGGACTAAACAATTCCTCTGCCCGATTTTTGTTCTTAACAATCTCCTTTATGCTCATACCACAGGCAGCAGTAAGATATCGTGAAGACACTCTACTTGTAGCTTCCTCATTAGCAAGAACCATAACTCGTGCTCCCTGATGAGCAAACCCACCCGGACCTGCACAAAGATAGGCATGACTACTGGTCTTACCTGTGTTTGGACGAGCAGCACCGACCACTATCTGCCCTGCATTTACTCCCGGCACTAACTGTGCCACTGTGGGTATGTTGAACTTCCATTTAAATTGTAGCTCATTCTTTTCCAACAATGAGTCAATGTCCATGTTCTCAAAATATACCTTTAATGCTGGCATGAAATCCTCTTCACGCCTTTCTGTGAACTGAACTATTTTATGTAAAGATGTTACCTCACCATTGGACATCTTAAAGGCTATGTCCATAAGCTCATTGGCAGCGTCCTCTCTATTAAGTTCTCGCAATACATTTTGAGCTACGTCTTCATTAAGAGCGCCAGCCTTTGCTATCTTACGAAAGATACTTTGGTATACATCTTTTTGTGACGTAGTAAGAGTACTATTTTTAGTAAAGAACAATGCCTCTACATCTGAGGGGCCAATGTCATTCTCATAGTCGGACATGGCATCATCCAAAATCTGCTTGATGCTACGAGTTTCTTTGCTTCTAAATATCTTTTCCTTTGCTATGTTTTTGTTTCCATTGTAAAATTCTCTGTTCATAAGTGTGCGTAACAGTGCTAGTTCCATTTATTTCTCCTAATCTATGTGCAATTCCAAATTCATAATATCATCTTTCCTTCTGTATTTCAAGTCATCTGTCAACTTCATGGCACGAATGTTGGTGGAAAGTGTACTTCTAAGCCTTCCTGTAAATTCAAATGTCTTCTGTACTGCATCAGGATCAAGAGCCACAATTATCTGATCATAATGCCGAAGCTGTGTCACATGTGTGTCTAAAAGAGATGTTCCCATCAAAGCAAAACCTGTAAAAGCAGTATCAATTGTAGGTACAACAGAAGCAGATATACAGTCCTCTACTACAACAGCTATGCAACCTGTTCCTGACACATAAGCATGTCCACTACTACCGTATCGTTTCCACTTTGGGCTTTGCCTTTTGTCTACTGCCCTACCTGTGGCGTCTATAATTCTGTTGTCATGCACAACAGGAAACACTATTCTGTTTTCCTTAACATCGTATAATAAATCAGACCCATCTATATCATAGCTCTTGGCCCAAGGGTCTATGTACTCTCTGTTAGGCATGATGTGTGTAGACAGAGAAAAAATTTCTACTCTGTCATCCTTCTTTTTGTTTTTAAGCAAGGCATCTCTTACAGTAAACTGATATGCAGATCGACCTTGTAAACTACACCCTGCCTTGTAACAGTTGTAAAGAATGTTGTCGGTTGTTTTGATTGCAGTAAACGTGTTCTTTCCATTACATATGGGACAGTCTCCTCTATACCTCTCTTCAATTTGCAAATCTAAAGATTGAATATGGTTGTGTATGTTCATGTCTCACCTGTATGAGTAATGTAAAACTAAACCTATAAAATGTATAACAAATATAACAGCATTCAATGTTATCAACGCACGATCAAACCATAACATACCTACTATAAACCAAAGAGCTGTTCCTGTCAACATAAAGTAAAAGTTTGAAGGAACCAGTTCCAAAGAATTAAGTACAGCACCAACTACAATTGTACTGGTAGCCAGCCATTTTACATACCAACTTGTTCCATGTGATGGAGTTACTTTCGGCCATTTCATTTTATTATCTTTCTCCTTTTTCAATCAAATCCTCCATGAATTATATCTAACAATTCCTTTCTAATTCTATCTCTCGCTGCAAAATCTCCTCCATCATTAATATTCGGCCATGTTTCATTGTGAATTATACTTTCAATTTCTTTTAATTCTTTATACAGAGCATTAAATTTAGCTTTCGTTTCTTCATTCATATCTAAATCTTTTCCATTGTTATTCTTGTAGTTACACCATCTCTAGAATATATTTTTAACTTTATTTTACTGTGTCTATCAGCATGACGAAGAAAGTATACGTCCATGTCACCCCATGCATCTTCAAGTTGAGTATATACTTTCTCAACTATGTAATTTTCATCGTCCCGTGGCATCACTTCCTCTCCTTAAATTCAATTTCATTTAGTAATTCCTCTGTTGTTTTTACACTATCTGTAAGTTTTTGCCAACTATCATTTTCCTCTAAACTAAACTTTCTTTTAGCAGCAGCATTACGAGCCTGTTGTGTATTTATACATACGTAAGGCATTAAACTTTCTCTACTCTTGTGTCCACTGTAGGCCATAATCTCTGTGTCTGTGGCCCCGTGATTTGCCAAGTCTGTCAATACAGTTCTGCGAATGTCTCTCAATTGCAAGCGTGAGGGCAATCCAGCAGCATTCATGATTGTACGAAATGTACGAGATATATTGTGTTCACTATATGGCTCCAATGTCAAAGGATTAGGCACTACCAACTCTTGCCAGTGGTAGTCCTGTTTTTGTTCTTCTAACATTTTAACAAGGCTATCTGTAAGAGGAATGCCAGCTATTCTTTCATTTGTTTTTAATATAACCTCTCTACTATATAGCTTTTCTTCTAGATCGTAGTTGTCCCATGTAGAAAGTCTTATATCTTCTATTCTCTGTCCTAGCTCTACATTTATACGCACCAACAGTCCTATGTTTCTCCATTTTGACATGCTAAAAGCCGTTTCTAAAAACTTTGTGAAGTCACTTGCATTCCAAATGGTATTTCGTGGTGCAGGTTTACTTCTTTCTACAAGGGACCAAGGGTTTTTGTCAAGCATATCATATTTCATAAGGACATTCCATGCACGAGTGATGACCTCCAATGTATAGTTGGCAAAGCGTTCTCCTGATTTTATTTCAACGCCAGATATCAATGCCCAGTATATATGTTGACACTTAGCCACAGACAGATCACTTACATTCATGTCTCCTACAGAGATTCCATCTACACATGAACTACACAGTCTCCTTAACTGATATGCATATTGCTTTCTAGTTTTATCAGATCGTATTTTAACACCAAACTCAGGTGTTTTTTGATACTCTTCGATAGCGTTTGCGACTGAGCTTTCTTGCAACTTCATCTGGATGATTCCTTTGTTTATATTGCTCATGTTTTCGTTTCATTTCATACCACCTTTTAAGAGACAAGCGTTTAACAGTTTTGCCTGATCTTATATCTGGATCACCAGTATGACTAACCATGTGCGCCCACTTGCGGCCTTCTTTTACATATACAATTCTGAAACCACTTCCTATTCGGGGTGCCTCATCTTTAAGAATTATGTCATACTTAGTTCCATACCTCTCTTCTTTAATCTTGTCCCATGCATCCCACTTGTTTTCAGATGGCTCCGACAAGTTCAAGTTCTTTTTGGGTCTGCCCTTCTTCTTCTTGCGTCTTAGAAAGTCGGGGATAGTCAACAGGTCCAAGTCCATGATAAAGTACATCCTCGTATTGAATCGTAAGCTCCTCTCCTTTACTTATAGGAGCATTCTGTAATAGATATCTTACTTTAATGTCAATTCCATCTGAATTACTGTATCTAGAACCCAGTAAGTACCTATCCAAGTCGTAGTTTTCAATAGCTACCTTAGAATAAACAGTGGTCGAATGTTCTTGCACTATGCAATTTGGAGTATCACTGTGATTAATAAAGGCACCTACGGCAGTGCGAACCCACCCAATAAATGGATGGTGTATGTGAGAAATGGCAGTAGGAAAGATAACGATGTCCATACTGGCAAATAACCCAAGGCCATCACTATCAGATGGTTTTATAGTAAATTCTTGTGGCAAAGCTTTTAACATAACTACCTCCTTTCAATCTCACTCACTCTGTTGCGAAGCCATCTAGTTACTATCTTATATTCTACATCATCCTTATCGCTGCTTACCGTCTCCAATCGTTCTAGTTCTAATTTAAATGCAGCTAAGTGTACTAGCTCTACAGAGTCAAGTGGCATGAGGCCACCACTTAGGAGCAGCCCTGCCTCTGTCCCACTTGGCAAAATATGCCTTCTCTCCTTTGTAGTAATTGCGATATGCTTGAACAGGATCACACTCTACTTTGTATTTATCAGGCATACACTGAGGAAAAGGTAATGGTGATTTTATAATAGTAGTTTCATATGGAACATCATAAGCAAAAGCTTTAAGCAATCTCTCACATGCATGATGTTTACCATATCGTTTTGTATATTCTTTACACAAGTACTTAAACAATTTACGTGTCCAAAGATAGTTTAAGATACCATGCCGTACCCACACAGTTGAAGGATGGTTCTTGTACGCTGCCTTATACAAAGTATTATTATCTGCATAGTCATTATCTTTTTCTGTCATACGCCATGCAGTACTCAACATCTGTGCAGTTTCCAATACCATTTTTGGTATATGCTTGTCGCAGTGCATAGTGGCAGCAGTCTTTGGATCATCATGTAATCTAAAGAGGTTCATGTGTGTTCCTTTCTAATGTATCTGTTTACTAATTCTTCCACATCCTTATACCAGTACCATTTGTTCTTACCCTCTACTCTCCATCTGTTTCGTTGAAATGCCACAACAAATTTACCTTCTACTAGAAACCCATGATGTGAGTGTACCTCCACAGCTACGCCTAAGTCAAGAAAATTTTTCAGTTTATGTAATCTGCACAATTCTCTATCGTACAGTTGATTATCATACATCTTATGCCATGTGTCTATGTGACTTTCATCTCTATCTATTTCCGCTGACTTAATTAGTTTATTCACCTGTTCAACTGTCTCGCAGTCCTCTAGTATTCTGTTCGCATGAGATATGTAATTAATCATTAGGCGTTTGCGATGTGCAATTTGCATACGCTTTTCCTGCAACATTCTATCTTCTGCGGTGAACTCAAAAGGCATTATTTTATTTCCTTTTCCGGTTTGTAGTCATCTGGAACTTTGCCATATCCTACTGTTCTATCCCATTGCCTTTGTGTGTAAGTATTACGTTCCTTGTAGCATTGTTTACATTGCTGTTGCAATCCATTCGGACTACCCCATGCAAGTGCCGAAGACTCTTCATGGAATACGTTACCACAAGTAGCACACCTCCATCCTCCTTTGTCTGTAGGTACATAGTCCTGTGCTCCAGCTATACCCGTGCCACTCATCCTTTAAGGACCACTAGCAGAAGAGTGACGGTTAAAATAACAACAGCACAACGAGTAGCCAACCTCTCAAGCTTAGTTATACGTACAGTTGTTCCTCGCAATAAAGAGTAGTAGGTATGTGTGGCTGTCCTTAAATCTTCTTCGAGTTTGCGCTGATTCTTATTCATTTGTAGATCCTTTCAAATAGTAATGGCAGGTGCATAGGGGAGAACAAAACCTACACACCTGCCATAGATTACGGCAAGACTATGCAGCTAATCGCTGCTCAAAGTCATCATATCGAATGAGCTTTTTAAACGCATCACCCCGCACCAAGGCTTGCACGTTCTGCTCTTGCCGTAACGCACGATTACCAACTTCAGCCCCCCGTAGGCTGTCTGGTTCAACGTGCGTACCGTAATGAGTGAGTGCATTATAAAATGCATACCCATTCTTACCAATCTGAGTGCTGTAAGTATCCCACAGCCCCATCATACTACCCAACCACGTTTCATTAACCTTAACCTTAGTCTTGGTCTTGGTCATACACAGATTAGAAGACATAAAGTTCTGTACTGTGTCTCGCTCCATAGCCACCTTCCTCATGTGATTAAAGAGGTGAGCGTCATCCTCTAGGATAGTAGGCCATGTAGCTGCAACCTGCCCGATCTTTTCTGGCTCTGTGCTGATTGTATGCTTGAACTTTACAGAGGTATTCTCTGCTATTCGAGCTTGACCATTGGAACACCATAGCCGTTTGATAAAGGCAGATACATCATACTTCAAAGACCCATCTACACTATTGCGAACTCGCATCTGAAGAGCAGTCTTCTCTCCTACAATACGATCATAGTTATAGGACTTCAAAGTAATATCGGCAAACATACGAGCACCATTGTTCATGGTACTCCACTTGATCTCTGCATCGTCAAGATCAAGACCTGACTCCTCCAGCCCTTCGACAAGAGGCTCCCACAGAGCACTGTATGGCTGTGGAATATACTTGGACTTGACAATACCCAACACTTCGTTGCTATCATCACGAACAATCTTCTGTCCTATAGAAGCAGGTAACCTTACACCCTCATGTTCAATGGGCATAAGAACAGGGTTAAACTGTAATGATTGTGGTAGTGCGAATGTATCTAACATTTATACTCTCCTTTGGTTGATGATTAACTTATACCACATACTGCTTTGTATTGTCAACAACTAATTTTATTAAAGTGTAGAATATAATATCTTTGTGCTTGTAGGTAGCATGTAACGTGCATTGTACTCCTTTACGTATGCTAATTCAATGTCCGCATTTGGATGCTGCTCTCTTACCTTATTCATAGCATACTCTGTCGCAGTCACCCAATCCTCATCATATAGTGCAATCTCCTTTCGACCATGCGTGTGCTTCTCGTAGTCGTGTACATCAATGCCCACGTTGTACCTCATCTTAGTTCTCCTCCATTCCATTTATCAATAGCATCTTCAATGTATGCAGCAAGGAACCTTACTTGTTCATCAGGGTATATTTTTTTCCCCTTATTTTTATCGTTAGTACGTTCTTCCTCTCTAATAATCTCATCTACACACACATCATTTTCATCAGGGTATACTTTTATCACACCTATATTATAGTTAAAACGCTCTTCCTCTTCAATATAAGCAGCAATGTGCATTACTTGTTTAGTAGTAAGATTTATTTTACTCATCTTAGTTCTCCTTTAATGTTAAAAGGTGCCAGTTACCCGATTTCTTCAAGCCACCTCTACTTCTTGAGAGTGGTCGGGAGCTACTGGCAGAGCTTGTCTAAAGCACACTTATTTTAGTTCTCCTAAATCTTTCCATTGATCTACATCTATATCACATGAATAGGTGCCAAGTGTCTCATCCCATATATAATGCTCTGCCACATACTCTCTGATAGAACCACCTGTCTTTAGATACTTTTGTACCTCTTCATCTTCATCGTCTACATCAACTAGAATGCGTTGCGTGATGGTTACTCTGTGAAGTGTCATCTAAACTCTCCTTTCATATTAAACAATCACAAATTGTGTGTACAACCACTGCTCCTACTATGTAACTAAAGTAACTACCCATCAGGAACAATACGAACCAGATATACCACGGTAATTTAGTTTTCTCTGAGATATGTATGCCCTCTTAGCTTGACGGTCACCTCCATACTATCTGCCCACGATGGAGTTACTCTATCATGTGCATAGTAATGAGTAGCACCATTCACTATGTCCTCACCAAACCCTGTGTACACAAGGAATGCAGCTATCACACTGTCCTCCCACCCATCAAGGTTATGTATGACATCAGACCTGCCATCACAGTACCAACTGAACTGGCATCTATGTCTAATGGGATAGTAGACACGATCTAATATATCAAAATCAGTATGCTGTCTAGTTTTCCATGACTCCCGTGTAGGACCATCTGTAATTACATCACAAACATCATCTGGATACCTTGCTGAAGCTACTCTGTTCATCACCACCTGTGCAGTAGCCAGTTTGTCATCAAAACCCTCACCTCTTGCTTCATGGTACGAATTGATAGCCAAGCAGTATACCTCGTCATTTGTGTCTATATACCCATTATAGTTTAGCTGTTCTGCTACCATCAAATTAGTTATAATCTGTACCATCATAGCAAGGGCTGGCAATGACACATCAAGCATAGTATTTCTCCTTTTTACGTTTGCGCTGCTGTTTTCTTAATTGTGTTTGCTTCTTGGCATTTCTACGCTTCATATGTTTTTCTTCTGATTTCCTATTCACAATCTCGTCTGTATTCACAGACGTAATGCTTTTGGTAGTCACTTTATATCCTCCTTTACATGTTCAACATATATTATATTAAAGAACATAGTCTATGTGTGGTTGCTGTGTAAGAACACATTATACATGAGTTCTAAAAAATGTCAAGTGTCAAAATAATCGTCCAAACTTTCCTCTATGGTATCTGTATCAAATCCTAGTCGCACTAAGGCACTTGTGAATTGTTCTGTGGTGTACTGTCCATATATCCATAGTTGTATGTACTTTTCCACCTTACGCTCTCTAAATTCATCATAGGTAACTATATCACACATTTTTACCTCCTACGTGAACAGCGCAACAGCTAAAAATACCAGCATAAGACCCCAACATAGGCCCAAGAAAAAGTCATGCATTTACTTATTCCTCATCCTCTAATACTTGTTTTTTACTTACACGCTTGTAAATTTTACCACTGGGTACTTTCTTTTGCTGAAACCTGCGCCATGCTAACGATCTTGCAAACTTGCTACGTGGCAACAGGCTTAACTTACGTCTAGTTTTGCTCTTGTTACGTTCCATTCCTCTGATACTCCATCAATACTTCTTGTTCAGCTAATAAAGCAGCTTTTTCCACATCATATCCTAACGTCAACAACCTATCCATTTCTTCCTCAAACAAATCTTCGATAGCAGACTGTGCTACACTTGGTAAACTCATCTACTCCCCCAATTGCATCTGGTTTAGGTCTTGCAACCTTCTTAGGTATTGATTGATTTCAATAATTAATTCTTTAGCACTGGACTCCTCAGAATTAATTAAATCTTTATCAACGAGATGTTGAAATGAGTCTTTACAATCAGTTAATAGCGTTTCAATTTCATTCATCTTAGTTTTCCTCTGTGATTATCATTCTTACATCTCTACCATCAACACGATGGTAGTTCACTGGCCCCTCGCACATCTCTGTGCTGTAGTCAACAGGCATTGTCCATACCCGATATGTATCTATAGCACTACTTTCTGCCTGTTCTTGTGTTTCAAAGACTTGAGCATTGGTGGCTCGCTCACCACTACTCATAACAAATACTGGTCGGTATGGCATACGGT